CTGCCATTGATGCAGCAATTGCCAGTAGTGTAAAAGCACCGGCTGCTGCTGATGCTGCTGCTGCGTTAGCTGCGAAAACAGGAATCAGCATTTTCAGAACAAGTCCAATAGTTATAATGACTCCTGTAAACATAGCCATCTGACCAACAGACATCTCTTTCATTTGCATAGCCAATAATGCTAAAGAACCAACAATGATCCCAATGCCGATCGCAGCAAACAGTAGAGCGGCGCCCATTGCCAGAATCTGTCCCGCGCTCATCGAGGCTGCGGCGCCGAATGCTTGTGTAATAGGAGTACCCTTCAATTTTGCTGCATTATTTAGTTCTGTAGAGACGGCACCATCCTTTTGTGCTCCTGCGTCTAGCGCTGTTGTGGCAGCGGATTTTACCTGCCATGGCCACAACCCAATTATCCGAGTCATAAATGCGGTCTTTGCTGCTACCACAGCCCAAACTGCAAGCTTATAACCCGCCCATAGACTAGCCATTGTTCCAAGACCCGCCCAGAACCCACCACCAAAAATTGATTTCATTCCATCGGCGACCCAGTGCAAACCATCGATGATTGGTTTAACGACTGCAAGAAGGTCAGAAAACAACGTTGCCAGCTTTTGCATTGGCGTTAGAGAACTCTCCGTCGCCTTGTTTAGTTCGTCTTGGGATGCCGTCGCGGCGATGGCGCCGTCAGACGCTTTTTTTAATTCTTCAGCCTTTGTCTTGCCTAGCATTTTTAATGCCAAAGCTTCATTTTTAATTCCCGATAGTTGAATAAAACGACGTTTTGACTCAACACTCATTGTCTCTATACTTTGACCGGAGGCTTCGATTGCCCTTTTGATTTCTACAATTCTCTGTTCGTCCGAAAGACCTCTCATTTTATTTGCATTGATATAAGCGCCGCCGAGTGCCATATTTAATTTTGCGGCAGCAGCAATCGAGCCACTAACCGTGTTATATTGATCTGTTATGTCTGTTAAATCACTGATTTCGGCGCCGAGTTTCTTTGCATGTGATTGCATTCCTATAAAAACTTCTTTCGCTCGATCACCATAAACTGCAAATTTATTCATATGCTGCGAGGCATTAGCAACAACCTTATTCAAGTCCATACCAATAGCTTTTGAGGCGCCAAGGAGATTGAGAGTGAACTCTTCGACATTGCCGCCGCCGAGCGTATGCTCAAATTCCTGCAATGAATTTAGCGCAGCTTGATCAACACCAAGTTTACCCATTTGTGCATTTAGTTTGGCTAATGCGTCACCGTGATCGGGCAAGTCGGCAAAAAAGGATATGTTATTCCGCAGCGATCCCAGCGCATTGGCATAATCTTTCGTATCCATACCAAGACTCTTCATATGCGCTGTGCTGTTCACAATCTGAGCGTCGAACGCTCCGGCAGCAGCAGTAGTTGCGTTGAATTCAGCACGTGCCGCTTCTGCCGCATATGCGTTTTTCATCAAATAAAAGGCAAGCCCGATGCCAGCGGAGCCTAAAATATTAGTCATTGTGAAGACCGATTTCATGGCAGCGCCGACCTGTGCTAAGGCACCAACAAACCCAATTGCCTGTGCCGTTGCAAAGAACTGTCCTATAACCGTGTTCTTAGCCATATCATCGATACCGGTCATTGCCGACAAAATCTGTTGTGTCTTGGAATTTAACTTGTCTTTTAATTCAAGCTCTTTCTCATGCTTCTCTAAAATTTTTTCTCTGCCGGTACGTTCTTCAGTTATGGCATCTAAGCTAACATCCCTAAGCTCTTGGCGCGCTGTCAATTGATTTTCGGCTTCACCTAAAAGGGTTCGTGCGTACTCAATCTCTTCCTTGCTTGCAGTACCAATCTGCAAAAGTGTCTGGAGTCTGCCATTGGCTGCTTCGACTGCTTGTTCCTCAGCTTTGAGAGCATCATCCCCCGCTGCTTGGAGCGCCATAACAGCTTTCTCCATCTCTTTCAGCATTCCCACTTGATTCTGAAGTACTACGGAGCGCGCCTCTTCGGCTTTCGTTATATTTTTTAAACGAATTTCTTCCTGCGATTGTAAATCAGCGAGTCTTTCCGCGTTTTTAATTTGATCATCAGCCATTCATTTAGCTTTCCCTAATTATTTAAATGGCCATTTCAAGCCCGTCTTTTTATTGAAATCCTTAATAGCATTATTGAGTTTATATTTGTTTTTATATGTTCTTGCGTCATTAAGACCATACTTTCTATAGGCGTCGATATATCTCTTCTCATTCCCCAAAGCCTTGGCAAATGCTTTTACATCGCTTTTTGACCCTCTAAGTTTCACAGGCACAGCGGAGCCTCCGAACATCATAGATAATAGGGCTCCAACGCCATGTTTAAGCATAGCCAACGGATTGAATTCTTTTAGCTCGCCAGATTTGGCAGCGTTTAAGTCAATTACTATAGGGGTTAAATCTTTTTGCTCTTCTGACACTTGGGAAACTCCAATAATATATTAATGCAAATATAAATAGTTCTTTTATAAAGAAAAAAGGGCGCCGGATAGCGCCCTTATATCATTTTCTCTTTGCTTGGGACTGGGCTTTCGCTTTAGCCTTATCCATCTCTGCTTTTTCTTGCTCGAATTGTTTACTTAAACGACGAACAAACCAGTGACGAATCTGTATTGGGAGACTATATGCTTCAACAAAGCTCCAGCCGCCGTGGTGCTTTAAGAGAAAAATCTGTTCATATACGCTTTCAACGTACTTATCGCTTAGGACAAAAAAAGTCCGTTGTGAACGGAACCTCCATGTCCATGTCAAATCCACACTCTTGACAGTCAAAATGCTGCGACAGATCAATATCGGGCATTAGTTCTTCGTATGCGGATCGCACAAATCTTGCATCCTGAGCGGGCATTGAATTAATAAATTTATTAATAGATGCCTGTTTCTCATCACCATTCACTGATTTGATCATCAGTTTAAGTTGATCCGTTGCGGTCGATTCCGGAAGCTTATTCTTCTTTCGATTTGCCTGTGTTGTGGTTAACCATTTCTCGTCTGCTCCTGTCAAAAGTCGCACTTCAACCTTAACACCAGATTTAGGACAGTCTACCACCCACGTGCCATTGCCAGTGGGAGTGGCATTCAAACTATCCCCACCTTCAATAATCTCCTGCTCGTCTAGATCAAATTCATATTGTTGCACTAGTGAGCACGCAGGGCAAGTTACTTTAGTGTTGTATTCACTTCCGTAGCCAGAGATTCTGGCAGCGACCACTAAAGCGTTCTTATCGCCAATTAACATATCGCTTAAACGAATCGTTTTGTCAACCAGAATGTTCTGGAGGAGTCGATCGATTGCTAGTCCCTTCTTTAACAGGGATTTTGATGTTAAAATATCTTCATCCTTCGCCGTCATATAGCGAATTTCAATACTTTCTTTTCCATGGAGTGTACTATCCTCGGAGTAAAAACGACCTCTTGACGGTAAATCAACAAACTCGGTTGGAGTAGTAAATTGCATTGGAGAGGGACTCTCCTCGGCTGCTGTGGAGAGCATTTGCTCTGGTGGGGTGTCCGCTGCGGGGGTTGCCCCAGTGCGAGCTTCATTATTCCTTGACATTTATCACCTCTTTTTTGTGAAATAACTTTGTTTATATAATAGAAGATTTATTAAATAATGTTAAGAATAAAATAGTTTAAGCCTGAACTAGTTCAGCGTAGTCGTAACGAATTTCCAACTCGACTTCAAGCATATCATCAGACTCATAGTCGAGATCGCCAAACTTAGCATCTTTTATCCAAGCATTATGTAGCTTCCAATATTCAATTGGGTTTCCGTCTGAATCATGCTGGGTGATTTGTACAACTCCCAATGCACCTACGGACTTGTTTTTACCAATTGTAGCATAGTTACCACGATCTGGAATGTGGTAACCGGAATCTTCCAACATATTTCGTACAACCTCAGCGGAGTTTGGGAATATCGCATCTGCCAACGTTAGCGTAACAGTGTTCCACTCCAATCTACCGGGATAGTAAAACTTGTGATTTAGATATGAATGCGCGGTTTCAGTCACCGTGAAACTGGGCTTTGTAACCTTCTTCGCCACAAAGTGAGCTAGATTGTTTCTATCCGTTCCCAGAAGAACTGTCCATCGATACGCTCTTTTTGGCTCGGCGGTTGAGTCTGTCCAAAATTTTTCAGCCATTTATTTTTTTCTCCTATATAAACAGTTTTGTTATTAATAAATAGTTAAGGCGACTTAATATCACCTTAACCTTTATTATTAATCTTCGAAAGAAGCTCCACTATTTGTAATCACGAAGTCAATCGCAATATATTCAATAGCTTTTGTTGGTTTCAGGAGGATCTTAGCATACATAATGTTACGATCAACCAAGTCTGGTGTGGTTGTGGTTTCATCCAACACAACCTTAAAGTCTTCCAGTCCTAGACCTGCCTTGACGCCCTGAAGGAAAGGCTCAACTCTTGAAGTAAAGTTAAACCAAGTTCTTTGGACGTTCGGCTCGAAAAGTGTGGTTGCAGCCATTCGCGAAATCTCTTTCTTGACGTAAATCATCAAGCGACGGACATTAATCCTATCGAGAGCGGAAGCTGTTACCTGCATTGTCTTTTGACCAAAGATTACAATACCCTCTGCCGGGAAGCTGGCAATCGGATTGACCCTAGCTGCATATAGATCGTCACGATCTTTTGCAGTGAGGCGATCTCGAACACCAAGTACTGGCATGCCCGCTGAACCTTCTGTCAGTCCACCCCTAGTGAAACCGGCTGGGGCAAACCAAACATCTGATTTCCTCTCGGAACTAGCGAAAGTACCAAGTGCAACAACCGAAGGAGGTGACCACAGAACAGCGTCGGTGGCGGAATCCTTAATTTGCACCCAAGGATAATAAGTACAAGCATAACTTGAATTAATTTGTAGCTCATCAATCTCGTCAAGAGTAGCATCAACCGTACCGCCATATGAGCTAAAAGCGTCACCCGCAGAGCGGTTAGCGCGGGGTTTATAGCCCCCTGCGATGTCCAACACTGCCAGTGCATCACCACGGGATTCACAAACGTCTACCATGTGGCGATTGAGTACTCGGTGTGTGATTCCTGGCATTGCCATCAAATTAAATTCAACCTCTTCCTGCGAAGAACAAGCATCAATTGCTTTCTTGATGGAGTAGAACGAAGAATCGGTCTTGTCTGTGGAGTCTGATGCCATTACAACATCTGGAGCATACGGATCAAGTACATTAATGTTATGACCGTCAAAACCACCCCACAGCGGCATTGTAAATTTATCACAACCCTGGTCCAATGTGCCGCTCCAACTGGAGGTCACACTGATAGAATCGTTCGCCTTGCGGTTACCTGCTGCCCAGAGAGCATCGGCATTATTCGATCCGCTCAACTTAATATCATCAAGCGAAAATGCCCAACAGGATGCCTCTACTAGATCACTATCTGTACCAAGTGAATCAGGGAGAGGATACATGTGGTCGCCCCAAGAAGCGTTAGTTGTCTTATCGTTGCTTGGCTCTTGTGTATATGCTCCCCAATAGGCTTGCTTTCTGTTAGAAAGGGAGCCAGAAGCACTATTCTTTCGAATTGGGCACTCAGGAAAATCAAGCTGCAACTCGATTTCATCATAGGCTTTGAACTTGTTTCCTGCTGGAGCCAGTGAATCGACATCAGAAGTTGTTACATTGAACAGTACATTCGCTGGACAAGTGACGTCGTTGTTACCTGCAAGGTTGACAGACGACAACTTCGGCGGACCAAAGAAGCCGAACGGTAGGCACTGGGGATCTAACGCGGCGGCGTCCAAATCTTCAGAGCTTTCAATACGAATAAAACGAGAATTATTCTCGTAATCCCCTTGATATGTGTAACGGCGTTCCGTTTCATTCCAGCTTAGTGATTGATCACCAATCTTTCTTTTAATGTAATTTGGTGAAGAGGGATTCAAATTGCAATTCGAAAATGATTCTACAACTTGACGTGAAATATCAGAATCTTGTACTCTACGCACCTCAACGGTGAACGTTCCATACGGATTCTCTTCTGGGTTTCGTGCATACTTGATGTCGCGAATAGAAACTTTAAGATTTTTAGATTCCCACTCGCCGCTGTTCAATGCATGAATTTTAAATAGTTTATCTACACCACCAGTTACGGCACCGGCATCTGATAAGGCAGGCGCAAAAGAGCCAGAATCAGCGGTCAAGTCTTGAGAAAAGATCCAGCCAGTGGTTCCAGCAGTTGCAGCCATACGGAAATCATTACCTGCTCTATTGGAGCCACCAGACTTTTCGCGTAGTGGAGCAACTATTCCAAGAACAGAGCCTGCATCTGAATTACCTAGGTAATCAACAAGGGTATTCTCAAAGGTTTGACCCAAGAAATAATCTTTTCGGTTCTCTGCTGCAATACTAGTTGCGTCTAAAAGAGCCGGATTTGTATTAAACACCTTTCTAATGAATTTGCTTGATCTTTTATTAAAGTTGAATGAAGTCGTAATATCTTTACTAACAGCGGCAGTAGAACCTGCGGCTGTATTCCAAATCGTCATCATAAACTCTCGGTCGTCGCCAACACTTTTAATAGCACCACCGGTACCGCTAACGTGAGTCATATTGTCTGCGGAGCCACTTCGCGCAGGACCTTTAAGTACCGGCGCACCTAGCTTGCTGTAGAAAACAGCCGCCAATGTACCAGTTACTGGAGTCGCTGGATTGTGTGCGGCGCCGGAATCCCAAAGAAAGAGTCCGTAAGCCTCTTTCGCGACTGACCAACCTGCTTCGCCTGCGCCGGTCGCATCTTCATGGTTGTTACCCAACAAGCGGACCATAGTAACAGGACCATTGTTTCTTAGGTATGACATCGCAGCATAAGTCGCGTACATTGGTGATTGAAGATTACCTTCACGCCAAACATCGTTAGCAACACCACCGGGCTGGGGTTGTCCAAACATCTCTACGAATTCTGACTGGGACTCAACTGTTACGGGACGCATTGCTGGTCCTCGTAATGTGCGTCCAATAATAACTGGTCCTAACTTGTTTTGGGTTCGCGGGAGTTGAGAGTTATCAATTTCATTAATAAACACTCCGGGCGAAACAAATTTAAATCTCTTTACTGACATGTTTATGATCTCCTTAAACTAAAGATTTTCTCTAATAAATAGTTGCATAGAAACTCAAATACCTTATTTTAAGAACGATACTTCCCGTCAATCCCGGCTTTATTTTTATTTCTACCGGCACCCTCAAGTTCATCGCCAAGTAAAGTGCGTTCCCTGCTGATTTTTACTTCTACTGCATTTTCTCTAACAACCATTTTTGGGCTGTCCTGATTTGTGCCTCCACCAACCAAATAACCCAAAACGTTTACTTCAAACGCTGTTTGATAATATTGTTCTTCCTCTCCAATCTCCGCTATATTACTCTCTTGAGCAAAGTCTGCTTGCATAAAAGATTCAAACTTGTGCCCATCATGCTTGACGGTGAAATGATTAATGCTACCAAACTTTGTTATAAACGGCTGAATCACTTCATTCATCTGCTGCTGATATTCTGTACGAGCAGTAATTTTATAAGTGACATCAACGTATACCGGCATTGGAATTGTTATTGTCTCATACACCACTTTCGAATTTTTACGTGGATAGTTGAATTGCTTTTTATTATATTTTGCATCTGCGCTAGCGAATTCTGACGTCTTTTTTTGATTTATGTTTCGTGCAATAACTATAGAGCCACCTTTATAGTCGCCGTGTGGGGGAATGTTTGCCCACCAAGTGCCCTTTTTCGAAAGATTCTTTTCCATCGACGTTCTTTCAATTGATAAAATCGGCAAAATCAGGGCGCCGCCCGAATCTCTTATGTCTTTGTTCTTTTTAACTGAGTATGCTCTTTCTGGAGTTACCCATTGAACTGGTATAGACCTAAACCCCTTGTTAGAACTGGCATGAATATTCATGTCTTTAAGCCAATTTGTTATTGCATAGTCAATGGTTTCTATGGTCGATGGTTGAAATGGTATTTCTGTTGTATTTGGATCTTTATTCGCCATTAAACAAGCCCTCTCTCGCTCTAATACATTTAGCAACTATTTCAACTTTGTTTTCTGGTTGTCCAAACATTTCTCTTGGTTCGCCAAGCGTGACAATTTCATAAAACTTACTGCCGTAAGCCACAAAGTCGCCCTCTCTGACGAATAAATTTTGGTCGGCAACCAATCTTTTTTTATGAAAGTGTACAACAATAGAACCCTTCCTGTCGATTCCCAAGTTGGATGTTGTGGTGTCACTACCCTCCCACTCAACTAAAGCATATACCCTTACAGGGGGCAAAAACGTTTTTCGGATTGCCTCTCCATATAGGGGATGATAATTTGTATGCTCGACGCTTATCGGATAATAAGCAATTTGCTGACCAATGACTCGCTCAATAAGTTCGTCGTTCACTTGCTTAACCAAGTTCCTCTCTTTTTCTCCTGCAAACAGGGGTGGCGGAGGGGCTGATGGCTGTGTCCATTTGTCGTCTGCCATTTTAAATTACCTCCTTATCCACTATAAATCAATGTCGGTACATTTTGTTGGACCTTGTTCGAAGCGTCGACAATATCCGCGTCTCCCTTCATCAACTCACCATAAGCTGTTTCATCAAGTACTGTCTTCAATTCGTCGCGTAAAGCTGTTTGTTCTTCTTTGGCTTGACTTATTAAATCTGAGCCGTTTAGCGACACATCGTTGCCGGGAATCGGAATAGAAGCGAACTTAGATCTGACATGTCCAAGCATCTCTTTGCTTAAAGCCAGCGCAAACCGGCGAATCCACTGCTTACCAATTGCATTAATACTTCCATATGGTATATTTTCAAACGGCAGTGTGTTCATATTGTTAATGCCCTCAACTCCCTCTTTTCGATCGGCTTGTTCTTCCCAAGTGTTCGTGCCGGTTGGGGAAAACTCAATCCATAGTTTCTCTGGGTATCCTCCAGAAGTGGGGGGAATTGGGTAAACTCGAACCTTATTATTTCTCAATTCATATGACCAGTGAGAATTTCGTGTGTAAAGAGCATCCTCATATGCAATTGCTTGAGCTTTATTTTGCCACGCGGGCACCACTTGAAATGTCGAGTCATCGGCATATTGACCATATGTGCCTAAATTTCCAACAGTGTTTAGTCCACCGTAATATCCAAAAAATCTCCAATGAGCCGAATTCGTTTTAAAATATACTTTTGAAATTGATATCTTATTAAGCCCAACCTTATTATAATAAGGAAAATCTGAGTTGCCAGCATCCACCGAGGCACTATAAATAATCTGTTGTAAATCATAATCTTGCACGCCGCCTTCTAACGGGAAAGAGGCAGAATATATCGTCGCAACCCCCATGCCTTTTTCAGCAGAAATCCCTTCAGCAACGCGGCGGGCATATGCGAAATCAAATCGTGGGAGTCGCAAATTTACATTTTTTCCTTCCAGTGCATGACCATTGGTCAATTGACCGTCTTCATCAAACGAACCTGTTGTACCTCCGAGGACATTACCAAGGATGTTCTTTGCTTGATGTATATTTACCAGATAAGAATATTCTAATGTGGCTTCTTCATAGGCTGAATATACTTGACCATTAGTGATTTCAATATCGAGTACATCGCCTCCTAGCTTTTTATATACATAAGCGACCTGATCAGAGGCGCCTGATATAAATGGTGCCGACGCGGCGTAGATCCCAAGTGGTAACTCCGCAGCGACGTCATCGGTGCTGCCGGTCACAGATAATCTTGAAACGCTAACCGTAGAAGCAGGTGTCAAAGTGGGTGTTGCCATAAGCTAAGTTCCTCCACGTGTAATTAGTTTTTGGACAAAAGAAAAGCCCCGCATCAGCAAAACTAACACGGGGCTTCATAACTAAAACGTTATCTTTAGGCTATTAACCAATCAGATCGCGTACCACGACAAGACCATACATGTCGGGGCGAACCATCTTCTTAGCATAACGAGTCATTACTCCCTTACGAGGAAGGAAATCTTCGTCACCAAAGATGGTTGGTGTGACCTGAAGAGGAACATAAGGAGCATACACATAGCCACTCTCAAGGAAGCTACCACCCTTACGTCCAACAAGGACCACATTGCGCGGGAAGTAAGGGTCAACCCATACATCCCACTTCTTGCTGATTGAACCAGCGTTAACAGCGCCAACTGTCCCTTTGTCGTCGTCAGCGGTAATGCTTGCGCGGAAACCACTGGTGAACTCAAGGATGTTTGCGACCTCGGGTCCACAAACAAGGAAGTTGGCACCACCACGAAGAGTCTTGCGGTGAATACGAGCGGAAACGTCGTTGATTGTCTCAACAAGCGTCTCATACCACTCGGAAACCGTTCCGGTGAAGTCCGGAGGTGCGGTTGCACTTGTGATGCTTGCGCCAGTCTCAGGATCTACAAACTGACCGGGGCGGCGACTCCAATAGAGTGTGCCAGCCGTGGCTCCCTGAACGAGATCGTTGAGAATCTCCTGATCAATCTCAAGAGCAATCTGCTCGGAGAGAATACCAGTCAACTCAACCTCAGCGTCAAGGTTGTGATAGGCGTTGAGATCCTGTCCCAACTCCGGAGTCCACTTAGCCTTGAGCTTCTTCGTCACGGCAGTCACAGCGATGCTGTCTACCTTGATGTCGATCTCAGGGATACGAGTGTTCAAATCGGCGCTGGAAAGATCAGAAGCCGGAGAGTTGGTGCGACCCTCAAGACCCCAACCGTCAGCGCCCACGACCGCACCAGTGGCGCCGCCAGCCGCAAACGCATCCTTACGAGCGAAGTGCAGGAACTGATCGCCCGAGAGCGCCAGTGAACCAGCCGTCGAAAGAATGTACATCGAAAGGAACTGATCCTTAGAACCGGCGACGAGATCGCCATTGACGTCGTAATAACCGAGATGGGTCAGTCGACGCAAATACGAATCGCCACTAAGACCATTAACCGATACGGTTGAGCCTTCAGCCGTGGTGCGAAGCACGCAAGAAGTCAACTGGTCCGCGTTTAGCTCTGCCATTTCAGACGTTCCAAGCTTAACAATTACAGAGGTAACCTCCTTCGTAGTGTCCGAATCGCCGAGCACGTCAGGATCCCAGCGAATCGCTTTCTTCTGAGCGTTGTTGAGGGCAGCAATGGTGTGACCAGTCGCCTGTGTGAAGCAAGCGTTCGCCGCAGTCGCACCATCATTGATCTCGTTGTCAGCCATATCTGCCGGGTCGGGGTCACCAGAACCACCACCAGCGATGGCCAGCAGCACAGAACCAGTCGGAGAAGCATAGCCGTTAGACAGATCATAGAACCCGCCAGTGGTGCTAACACCATCGACAATACCCTTGGCTACCTTTCCACCACCATAGATAGAGTCCCCAGCAGAGAACTGCAACCGGCTATCAGTGTGTTGGAAGTCAAGGAAAAAGATCAGACCAGAGGGTAAGCTCATAGGCTGAACGCTAACGAGGTCGTTAGCAATAAGTCCACCGAATACGCGACGGACGATTGGGAACGCAACTGCTGCGAACCCTTCCACGTCACCCTGTGACATGGCTGAAGCTTCTCGGAGAAGCTCCTTGGCTTGATTCTCTAGGAGACAAGCCATACTATTCTTGGTAGTGTCGTTACCTAACCCCTCCAAAAGACCAGTATTTTCCCATTTATTGAGAAGTGCCTGACCATCTTTGGCGAGGGAACGGTTAACAATACCTTCTGTGAGTTTTTCTAAAACAGACATTTTATTGTCCTCCCTTATTAATTGTTTTATTTCTTAGAAATTCCTGCTAGAATTCTCATCCTCTCCGCTGCCGGATCGGATGCTTTTTCTACCTTGGTCGCCCGAGGCAGAGTTGAAGTCCGTCGTTCCACTACTTCACTCAGTGATTTAGGATTCTTTTTAGAAGAAGTCCCCACTGCGTTTTGAAGAGTCTCAAAGATGGTCTTCGCTTCATCTACGGATTTCGCAATTGAAATAGCTTCAGCAATTTTAATTTTTTGCCGCTCATTCAGGGAGGCGCTAGACAAAACACGATTAGTGTAGAGTAGTTTGGCATTCTGAAGGTTTACGCTATCAACATGATTACGCATTTTCAGAGTGATATTTTTAATTTTGTTCTTTTCTTCTTTAAGAACCTTGAATCTTTTGCTGGATCTTGCCAACTTTTCTTCAAGGTCTTTGATGTTCTTTCTGAGTTCCTCGTTTTCCTCGGAAATCTCTGTATCTTGTTCTTCTGCTACTGCTTGTTCTTCAGCCTCTTCCACCTGACCGGCTGTGGCACCTGCCCAACCATCAGATTTAGGGGAAACATCAACAGTTAGCTCTTCAGATAAATCAGCTACAAGCTTAGAAAGAAGGTCCTCGCTCAAATCCACTTTCTCCTCTTCCAAAGCTAAATCGCCGGGAAGACCCGCAGGAGGCTCCTCTTCGGCGGAAGCGGCGGCAACAAGTGCGTCCAAGTCTAATTCAACTGCTTCTTCTTCTTCGGGGCAAGGGCAAAGATTTTCACCGTCAGTTGCTGCATCTGGCAATTGTTGTGAAAGAGTCTCCACACCTTCGGGAGCTTCATCTCCCAAGCCCATTGGGTCTGCATCCAAGGCAAGATCTTCCGGGGCTTCCAGCAATGCGGTAACTGCTGCTTTAATTTCGGACTCATACTTTTCTATGACTGCCTGTTCTGCGTTTCGCAAGGATGCCTCGCGAAGTGCCTCTGCATCAACAATAGCCTCTTGTAACATTTTCGACATTTGATTACTCCTAAAAATAAAAGTTACTTTTTATCACAAATAAATAGTATGTTTTATCACAAAAAACCCTTTATTCGTCAATTCCTGAACCAGTAAGTGGATACATACTGTCGGTAGGGATTCCGGTCAGTTCTGCCAAGATGCGAAAGGAGCCAGAAACGCCAGATAAGTGTTGCGGAAGTCCAGCAGAATAATTTCCATATCCCAAACAAGTGATATGAACCTTATCAGCTTTTGTTTCAAATGTGTAAGCATCATCTGGACCATCTAGCATAACGTAATGGTTGTGATAAATCTGTTTTATATTCGAGCCGTCCCAATCGGAACCTGGGGTCGGACCAAAATAAATCGCTAACGATCCGGTATGAGTATCATTATTTGATACACCTCTATGGTGCCTCGTATTTACAATAGTAAAATTCTTTGTAACACTCGGAAAAGTTATAGTAATAGTTCCCGATGGTTCTATCTGTGATCCAGTCATCCATGGTCGACCGGAAACTTGATATGCCGGAGCGTGTCCGAGTCCCGATACTGTTCTATAAGTTGTTGGGCTTGTGTCGCCAATTGCCATATTTTCACCTCTTAGACATTTTACACTATATAAATAGATATTTTCACATAAAAAGAAATAAAAAGCCCGCCCAATCCGAAGACTGAGCGGGCAAAAGTTTTAATAACTTTTAAAATTAAACTTAGGACTTAACGCCAAGTTTCTTGAGAAGCTCTTCCTGAGAAGAAAGAACCTTAGAAAGAGTGGCTTTAAGAGCAGTAATTTCACCATCTTGTTGTTTGATAGCCTCGGTAAGAAGAGCAGTCAAGCTGGAGTAATCCATACCATAACTACCGGCTTCGCCACCGTTACTGTAAACAACCTCGGGTACAACCTTCTCAACTTCCTGAGCGATGAAACCAATATCCTTGGAGCCATCAGACTTCCAAGTGTAGTTAAGACCATTCAGCTTCTTGACCATCTCAAGAGGATTGTCAAGGGCTTTGAAGTTGGTCTTCAAGCTCTCATCGGAGTAGGTAACGAAGGAGTGAGCCTTAACAGTACCGTAGGTGCTGTCGTTAGGACCAACAAGTCCTGCTCCACCACCAAGCTGCCATTCTTTGACGGCACCGGCACCCTGATATTTAAACTCAAGCATTCCATCTTCGGAACCATTGGATACGTCCGTGGACACACCAACAATCTTGGCGAACATGGTGTCGTTACCACCGTCGTCATCACCATTGAAAACAACCTCGCCAAGCTCATCATCATCGGCAGGCGAAGCACTGTCGTGTTGGAAAAGCAAGGTGCCGGGATTGGCATCAGCATTGGTGTTTTTGATTGCAACCGTTGGAGCATCACTTGTCGAACTCGTGAAGAGAACGTTATCGGTATCAAACATAATGCTTGTATCAGCAGCTAATTCCAAAACACCATCGTTTTCACCACTAATGTATAGATCGGAATCTCTGAACTGAAGTTCATGGTTACCACCTGCTAAGAGGAGCCCCTCGTTATGAACGTGAGTCAGTGTAACTTCTTTATCTGCGCCGAAATTCAAGATTGCGCCGTCAGACAAGAGATCCAAGTCATCACCGATGACCGCGCTCTTAGCAACACTCAAACCACCATCGGTCTGTAAAGAACCGTCAGTTGTTGAGGTAGCCTCGGTTGCGTCGTCAGATACGATTCTTCCAGAGGAAGTAACCGCGCCTGCGTTCCACACACCGCTACCAATAGTTCCAACTGTTACCAAGTTGGGCATTGCAGTGATTTCGTCATCAAAGTAGCCTGCAAGTGCACGCACGTCGACCTGCTTCATCGTACCACCGTCATTGAAGAGTACGCCGTCGCCGTCGGCAACAGTAACACTGTTATCAACGGTTGAGCCACCATCAAGAAGATGGAATTCAGCAGCAGTTACATTGGCATTTGAGGCTGCGCCAGCCAACAAAGGAATGTGACCAGTCAAGTTCGGCAACGTGTAAGTTACATCGGCTCCTGCAACAGCAGAAATCAAAGTACCCTCGTGACCGTCGTCAGTGCCACCCTCGAACAGAACACCGCTCGATGTAGAAATAACTTCTACCGAGTCCGTGATCGTTGTACCAGTAACAGTCAAGTTACCAGAAACAGTCAGGTTGTCAGCAACAGTCACCTCAGAAGTGCTGTGACCGATCGTTACAGCGATACCAGAAGTTTCTGTGGCAATCTTTAATGCACCAGTCTTGTTAGCAATAAAAGAGTTGGTACCGTCGTGATATAACTGCATATCACTGCTAGCGCCAAGCTCAAACTTGTCGCTGTCTGGCATAAGGATGTCACCACTAGCATCTGTTACCATCGCCTTGGATGCAGCAGAAGTACCAGCGGTAGTTGAGTCAAGGTATCCAAGCTCGGTAGCGTTTAAAACCACGGCATCAATAGTGAAGCTCGTGTCACACGCTAGCGTGCCGCCAATGTTCAACGAACCCATGGACGAAGCGCCAGTTGAGGTGATAGCACCACAACCAACGGTACCGAGGGTTGCAATATTTTTGCTAGCATCAAGAACAACTGCTTTGCTTGCAGCGGCAGTACCGTTGGTAATACCATCAAGCTTCTCCAAGTCAGCCTCGTTCATGTCAGCAGAACCAATAATAAAGCTTGAACCAGCGGTGATCGAGCCACTAGATGCAATTGCACCAGTCGAAGCGATTGTACCTACAACTTCAGCATTACCGGAACCACTAAGCGAAGACCATTTAAGTGCAGCAAATGTACCTGCCGCAGCAGAGTTTGCACCGATTGGAGTGCCGTCAATTGCTCCACCGTCAATATTGATGGAATCGAGAGCAACACTCTCAATAAAGTTTGCGCGAGTCATCTTGCGAAGGGCGCTAGCCGTTGCGTCATAAACCATAACAAGATCTGCATCTGTTACGGCTGTCTCGGCAGTCAAATTATTAATGTCAACTTGAAGTACTCCAGAGTTGTCTGCAAGACCACTCGTTGTGACAGTGCCAGCCAACAGTGGCGAAAATCGCGAAAGATCGGCACGACGAATCGTACCATTGTCACTAACGAGGATCTCGTCAGTTGTTGCGAAATCAGCGCCAATGTCTGTCAATCCACTAACCACGTTGTTGTTAAGCATAGAGCCTTCAACCGATGTAGCAGCAATTGTAAGAGCGCCTGCGCTTAAAGTGGCATCGCCACTCAAAGTAGTCCACGAAAGGTCGCCGTTTGCGTCAGCAACGAGAAGCTTCCCGTTTCCGCCAGCAGCAAGAGCCGCAGGGTCACCAGAAGCATCACCGTAAATAAGCTTACCGCGAGCCAATCCCGCCATCTTAGCAAGAGTTACTTGATTATCTGCAATGTGTGCAGTGTCAATTGCCCCTGCGGCGATTTCGTCGCTGTCAACAGCATCATCTGCAAGCATACTGTTTTCAACAGCGCCTGCTGCAATTGTGAGTGCGCCTGCGGCACTCATGGTTGCGTCACCGGAAACGATGTCGGTTGTCAAAACCGTACCCTTGTCTCCATTACCGTTAACCTGATAAAATTTTGCCGCAGTGCCTGAGCCTGAGACAAAAATGGACGCCTCTCCGGACGCCCCGCTGGGGTCAGTGTTTGTATCACTGTGATTTGTTTCAACCCCGATTGAATATCTTCCATATTCTGTAGCCATAAATTTATTCCTCCCAAAATAAAAAACAAATGCGCTGGGTCCAGTGCCCTTTGCAAATGTTCCTACTAATTAGTCGAATTTTATGGCTTCAGAATAGTACAGATTGAGTTTATTTTGCTGCGCTGGATTTCATGGACTGAATCGATTAAATTAATTAATTTTTTTATTTTTTGGTCTTGTGCTTTCACGGCTTCAACCAGTATTGCATTAAGGCGTGTATAATCCATCGCTATAGCGTCTGTGCCGTTCTCTTCATAGTCAACCACACAAGGTACAACTTTACCAACTTCTTCTGCAACAAATCCAATATCGCTATATCCAGAATCTTTCCAGTTATATGTCACCCCTTCAATATTATTGATGATCCCAAGCGGATTTTTAATAGGCTCAATATTTTCCTTATATCGTCTAGATGAATAAGTTGCCCAAGCAAAGGCTTTTGCTTTACCGTTATTTCCATTCGAATCATTTGGAAGTGTAAGTTTGTGCGTGACGTCTGCCCCAGTCGAACCGATACCGATATAACCATCATTTTTGATTTGCATTCGAGTGGAGTTGTTGGTAGATAGATTTAGAGCATATGAGTCCTTGTTACCAATGGTGCGATCACCACCACCTGTGTCTCCACCCTCCAAAAAAGGAGGGGTATCTGAGGGTGTCCATTTGCTGCCGTTATAGGTTAACACTTCGCGGTTTTCTGCCTCCGTCGGAAGAGTCCAGCCCACATCAGTAAGGTCCTGAAGGGTTACGGCGCCGCCTCCGACGGATCCACGACCAAAATTCTTACTAAATTTAGCGAAGCCTCCCATAAACTACCTCCTAAAATGTGCTGCAAGCTGCGTAAACGGCAGGAGCGTGATCAAATGCGCCGGATCCGCCTGTAACAAAAGCAACGCGGTCGGCGCCGTAAATCTCAATTACATATGTTGTATTTTGAGTTATGGCATCGCAATTAATAGTAGTAAAAATTGACCACACGCCAGAAAAATGTGAATACGCCCAGACCTCAATATCCTCACCGGGATCATCTGTTCCAGCGTTATCAACCGTCACGTGTAAATATCTTTGATTTTCAGTCGAATAACCTCCAGAGCCATTGGTCGCTGTTATACCTGATGGAACGGCGTCGTGGGCAAGAACCGTAACTGCGGTGCCGTGTGCCCCTGCTATATTTTTGGGACACCGTGTGCGTCCATAGCTTTGCCATGTTGATCTTCCTGTTGCCATTGTGTTCTCCTCGTACTATAAATAGTCTATTATTTACTGTTCTTCTCTTGTTCTCGCTTAGCAAGACGCTTTCTTCTAATTTTTTCTTTTCGTTTACGGGTAGAAGGTTTTTCATAATATCTTCTTTCCCGAACTTCATCCAAAATACCTTCTTTTTTTACCTTTCTGGTAAAGCGGCGGATAAGCCGATCCGGATGTTCGTTGTGTTTAGGTTTAATTTCTACGTTGATAGGGCGTTTTGCCATTGGTCTTCCTTTATTTTCCAAATATTCCCAAGCGTGATATATCCACACCGGAATCGCTCGGGTCCACCCCTTGGAGGGCTCCGGTTGGCGTGACGGTACCGTCTGGGGAACCAGCCTTAGAAATAGGCGCTGTCCCTTCAAATAAATCAACACCACCAAAGCGAGAAGATATAGACTCATTCAACGATTTCCGTTGAGCTTCTATTTCTTTCCTGTGTTCTTCTCTGGCTTGTTGTATGTACAACTCTCTTTCTCGGTGTGCTGAGGATTCTGTCACATTATTGTTATCCTCTCGAATAACCTCTGCGGGACGTCCCAAGCCCTGAACAACCTCTGACACAATGCCTGAAAGTACCCCTTCCTCGAAGAGTACCTCCTTAATACACTGCTTGATTATAGGCTTTAAGGTTTCTTTAATTTGTTCTTTTTTCATTCCACGCTCGTTATAATGTCGTTCAAAGCTCGATTGATTCGATCTGCCTTTGTAAAAATATTAGGCTCCTTATGTTCTTTCATCATATAGGCGCCGGGGGTCGATGGTTCTGACACAAAATCAAAACAAATTAACTGGAAGTCATCTTCTACAATAGCTGCGCCATTGTTAGATTCGTGCACGGAACCTAGTCCACGTGAAGATATTCCAAGTGTAACTCCTGAACTCACTAGGTCTTGAAGAATTCTACCAGAAGGGGTATTGAGAACCTTTACTTTTCCCATTACACTCTGACCGTCCCACCAAATATCGGTAACCATGTGGGAAGCGTTCTTCAAGTTGATGACCGAATCTTCTGGGTGATCCAACTCACCAAGTGCGCGGCGCTCTTTAACAAGTTTTTTATAATTTTCAACCTCGCGACGGAGAACCTTGTCAGGATAAACCCGACCATTGCCGTTAGGTGTATTAGATTTCTGCATTATCCCAGTCAAGTACAGCGTACCGTTTTTGACTTCAGCTTTTTCTGCCTCGGTTAAAAAATCTTGGCACACGCCACCTTCACAAAGTTCAAAATATTCTCGTAAAACTAATTTAGACATCCTTACTCCTTTTTGCAGGCATTACCTGCGCGAGTCACGAACCTTTACAGCATCGCCGTACTGGTTGTAACCCCCAACGTTTCATAATTGTTTTATTCTCTTCTTGTAAAATGTTCACTTCTTATACCCCAATCATCAAAAAGGGTGCTTAAAATATATGAAGTTCCAGAACTCAAGCACCCTAACAAAAAAATGTTCGTAACATTTATTTCAAAAATAAATAGTTCGGTATAAGTGTTTATTCCGCACAGAAAAGCACCGACCCAAAACCCGATACACATCGGACAATGAAAAAAACCCAAGTATTTGTCACAGCCGGGTCTAATGGCATCAAATAGCTTTCCATAAGTTATAATTTGCGTCATTCCGAACGCACATAAAATAAAATATATTAAACTCAAATGTACCTCTTAAACGTAGCGCCTGCCGCGTTGCTGATGTGCGCCGCCCGTTCCATATGCCAAGGCGGTGCCCAGCGCTCCCTTTTCTTCGGCGCTAGGGACTTCTCCCATTTCAGTGCTCTCATCGGCGTCCGGTTCTGTCAAACGCTCCAGTTCAGCTTTCTCGTATGCTTTGCTGACCATAAAATATGGTCTTTCTTCGTTCATAAACTTATCTATAGAGAGCATTGCCATCTGGATTGAATCAACGCCTTCAGAGGAAGATTCAAGAATTGCCCCCTCCATAGAAGCAAATATATTGCCCGCTTGTATAGAAGACATATCAATAACTCCGGTTTTCCACAAAAATTTAAAAAAACGTTCCTGTGTTTCGTATACTGTATGTCGGAAACTTTCCTTGGCTAAAGCCAGTATTTTTTTATTTTCTGGATATACAACAATATCGATTTCCTCATGATCCATAATCAGAATGTTGCCATCAAGGGTTTTCCTAGCTATAAGTTCCACGGTTGTTTGTGGAGCAGGTTCACTTTCCGGAGCATTAACCTTTATTGTAATATCAGCCATTAGTGTTTATCTCCTTGACTAGCGATTGAATTTTTAAAATTTGGTGCAAGCCTTCGTTTGTCATTTTTTTAGTAGCAAAATTGTCTAATATGGTTGTAACTTTCTCTGTTTTTTCAACCATATCCTTGTCGTTTGCGATCTCTTCCGATTTTAAACCATGTGACACAGCTAATTTAAGTCGCCCAAGTTCTTCGTTGAGGTATGCCCGGAAAGCCAACCCATTGTCCGAAAAAGAAAGCACATATCGGTTCAGAAGTTTATTCTGCTCTTCAAGAAGAGAGTTTCCATACTTATTATTAAACTTTTTTAAAAAGTTTTTAAGCACTAAATTATCTACGGGATCTTTAGCTTTCGGTATTTTTTCAACCGGGGGGCTGGAAATTGCGCCGCTTATATATTCCTCTAGAAGAATTCTTTTTTCAGGAGGCAATCCGCCATTAAATATTTGATAGACGGTTGCAAGGTTCTTATATTGTGGCACAAAATTAGAAAAAACATTTGTAGAAACATTCTTATTAATCTTATTAATTACAGCGCTTTGTTCGGCAAAGATCTCATTTTGACTTTCAGAAATAATATCTTTATAAGCCCTACGGACTTCCAGTATCAGTTTTTCGGCGGCGGATTTTGATAATCCCACTGTCTCATACAAAGAGCGATATAAGGACAGTTCCTTCCCCAAGATCGTGTTAACAGAAAAATAATTTTTTAGAATAACCCGACATTCAGTCATGACTCTTTCATCTTTTCTAATTGCGGCTCTCGTGTATTCTCGTACAAGCGCCTCAAATAAAAAAGCTGTATTTCTTTTTTTATTGTGCTTTAATTTCATTTGTTTTTGTCTCCAACTCTTTAATCAATGATTTAACGTCGCTATCGACACTTAACATCTTTTCTTCTATTTGGTAATTAGAATCTTTATTTTCCGAAAGCCCAGTGGTTTTAACAAGGGTCCTAATATCTGTCATGCCCTTAAAGGTATTCCGTACTGTATTACGCCCAGATTCATCAGAATAATCTGATCTCAAGCTTCTATTTTTTGCACCTAGAGATCTTTTATCAGAATTAACCGGGGTATAATATTTTCCCTTGGCGCCGGGAGTAATGTATGAGCCGTCATCGGCTCGGCGGGCTGGTGCGGCAAGGAGTGGTCCTTCTTCCGCTTCCTCGGCGCCTTCATCGTCTCCGCCAAGATCTAAATCATCCTCGTCACCACCAAAGTCTCCTCCACCGCCAAGATCATCGCCGCCTGCTTCTACATCGCCTGCGGCGGCAGCTTCTAGCGCCGCTTCGTGTTTCTTATCAAAGAACATTTCCCGCAGGTTCTGAAGATGTTCCTCATCCGAAAGACTGAAAACGTTCTTTGCAATCCATCGCTTGCTAAAAAATCCGTCAGTTGCAGACCCAGCAACATCAAACTTTGTCCTCCAATGTTCTAGTTCTTGAAGTTCTGCAATTCGAGAGGGATTATTAAGCTTCAATTTAAAAGAAACTAAATCTTCCTCGCGATAGCCAAGTGTATATAAGTGTATAATACCCACCTTTTCAAGCTCAGAAATGATTGCTCTCTGGAGTCTCTGGATCGTTCGAGCGAATCGAATGTCTTTTTGAGCCAACGTCGCTTTGTCTTCATCAGCGCCTTCGCCCCTGGAAAGGTACGACATCGGCACTTTAAGCGCGGAGAATAACTTATCACGCAAATATTTGACGTCATCAATGTCACCCGTATAGGTTCCACCGGGAAGGCTTTCTACTCTAGAAGACTGCCCACCGCGTTGAGGAATAAAATAGTCCTCATCAACACTCATTGGGTTATAGCGAAGATCAACCCTTCCGGTATCCGGATCAACAATTTGCGATCGTTTCATCTGGGACATTACCCGTTGCATGTACTGCTCAATGTCATTCGGAGCAATATTACCAACATCGATGTAGAAAACACGACGCTCAGGTGATCGGACAATACGATAAGCCATCATGGCATCCTCAAGCAAAGTAAGCTGGCGCCAAATCCGGCGAGCGGGTTCTAGAACAGATGTGCCATATGGAGAATATTTATCATTACCCAAAATTCTCAAATGTGCAATTTGCCAGTTTTCAAATGTCAAACCGCCTGAGTTCCACTGGAATTGTACATAGTTTGGATTAGTTTTGTCTTCTCCCTCTAGACGTTCTACTTCGTGTGGCGGCAAGCCAATGGCATTTTTAACACCTTCTCTTTCATCGATGTCGACATATAGGAAAAAGTCTCCGTATTTGCACATCGTCCTACACCATCCAAACAAGTTAAATTCAACATTTAATATATTGTGATAAAGCGAATTTAACACATCTTTGATTTCGCCGTTTGGACAATCGATTGTCATTAACGGTTGCAAAGATGTGGATGTGGTCATTTCATCAGCATATACGTCCAGAGCAGATGCAATTTCTGGGGTATATTCCATTTGATCAAAGTCCGCGTAACGATCGCCACGATTTTGATTTGACATATAGGCACTAGAAAGACTTTCAAACGGATTATATTGGGTCTTTTTAAATTGTTGTCCGGTCGTAGAGGTAAATTTATATTTATCAAGTTGTCGGCGGCGCGAGGATCTCGGTGTTTGTGCTCTATGATTCACGATGGGTCCAGAGAACAAGCGCGTTAATCTTTTAAAAAGTGTTGATTCTGAATTTCTTGGATTATTTGTATTATCAGCCATATAATTGTCCCTCTTTTATTTAACCTTTAAGAAGCCAGATAAATTCTTTTCGCTTCTTGATCGCATCTGTTGCTTCGCTGTGCTTGTGTCCGGTCATGCCCGGTATAGTCGTATCTAATATACTATTCGATTTTGTCATAGAATTTAAGAAAGATTTTTTATATTCTAAATCTTTTTGATTGGTTATTAGTGCTGTATCTCGCACCCAGCAGGCAATTGCCAAACTCATCACCAAGTCATCGTGGTATCCCCTCATCGCTTCTGGTTTTCCGTTATTCCAAATAAAAGTTTTCATTTCGTTTATTGTCCTCGGTGAACGCAGAATAATTAGTTGATTGCGTATAAATTCTTCAAGTTTAGCAATGATCAACGGTCTAGTCTTCATAGTCGTAGTAAATCCCGGCACCGAATTACTAGCATATTCGGCTAGGTGCGGTTCAATATACTCGTGAGTCGACTTAACAGAAAAATAAATGTTTGGGTACCCAGCTTCAATCAATTTTTCCAAAATAGCAAATCCGATATTGTTATTTTCAACTACTAACATACATTCACCATATTCTTTAGCAGTCTCAAAAAGCAATTGTGCATATGACTCAAGGTTCGGTCGACCTTGATATTCTGCAACCTGTTCCAAAGTCACCAAGTCGATAACGTGAAATGCTGAATAGTCTTTGCCGTCGCCGCGAGCGACGTCAGCAACAAGCAAGTACCCATGTTCCGGATTATGTGTCTCCCATATCCAAAGATTTCTATCGAAGCCCGTTTTATATTTGGGTTCACATAAATGTTCGCTCTCCAACTTTTCCAAATCTGCTGGGTGAAGGACTGTCTCACCGGACATATTAAAATTGCACTCAAGCTCTTGTGCAATTTGACGTCGCGACATATTCTTTGTTTCTTTTTCAAACCATTCTTGATTTCGATCAGGGTGGACGTCCCATGGGAGTGTTGTCGGATGGAAATCGTTTGCAGCTATATCAGCGTCGATAAAAGTTTGATGAAACCAATTGCCAACACCATTTGGTGTCGACAGGGCGATGCAGCGACCACCAGTCGACAGTGTGGGATACAAACCTGTCCACAGTTCTTCCAAGCCCTCAACGTGTGCTGCCTCGTCAATAACAAGGAGAGATAACGCTTCTGAACGTCCAGCATCGCCCGATGTTGAAGAAGCTTTAATTTGGGATCCGTTTGAAAGCTCAAACGACGTTCGGTTGTCAACGGAAATACTAGCCACCATCATCCAATCCGGTAGGTTTCGAATGAGGTGCTTGACCTTTTTGACTAAGTTTCCTGCTGTCGAAAACTTCGTGGCGATAACAAGAATGTTTTTGTCACGATGAAACATCATCATCCAAGCAACATAAGCAGCGGTCACCGTGGAAATACCAAGCTGACGAGCTTTTAATATTACATTAAAGCGATAATCATTGAAATCTCTCAAGAGATCGTCTTGAAAATCATATGTGCGAAAAGGTATAAGCCCCCTCATAGGATGGGAAATCTTTGCATAACTATTAATAAAATATGCTGGGTCTTTGCCACACTTAACAACCTCTCGCACAATTTCACTCTTGGTTAGTTGATACCCCATCCATTACTCGTTTTATTGTTTCGCAGCTTCTCTTGATAATTGTAGTAGAGATCTCTTGACCTGGGTTGGTTTAATCGAAGGGTGTTGAGAGGCTTTTTGCAAGAACATAACCATCAATTGGTGGAATTCTTCCGGAGTATTAATGGCAGCAAGCAACCTATCCAAGCCTGCCGTCTTATCCATTTTATCGCCCACTCGTTGAACGTCCCTTTTAGTTTCTTCACCGGCAGGTGCCCCGACATCACCTCCTTCGGGCTCTGCTTCAAATAAAGAAATATTTTCGATTTCTTCTCTAATAATATCTAATAATCTTGTTTTTGACATTTTCATGATCTTGGTTCCTCATCTCTTTTACCGGATACATTTTCCGGTTTTTTTGTCTTAGGAAATTTATCTTTTCCAATAGCTAGCCAGTTTTTAATAGCATCGTCCAACCGATCTTCACTCTCCTGCTTAACAGTTTCAGTGCCATCCATGCCACTAATCTGAAAATGCTGTTGAGCTTGGACCCACGAACGAACACGAGAAGTGTTTTGCACCATAATATCCGGCTCATCGACAGCTTTAAGGGAGAGGGCGCCACCTGTAACGTTTTTATATTCCTTTTTAAGATATTTCAAACACGTCTTAATCATTTTAGCAATATCATCTTCAAAGCCGTTGGCGTGAACTTCTTTAAGGAACACCTCTCCATGGTACTTCAAACAAAGATGATCTCCATAAAGAGCCACTTTAAACCCATCCATTAATCGTCGGTCGTGTATACACACATCCTCTTCTCTTCGAAGACCAATACTGATTGGATCTCCCTTCTCGTCAAGCGCACCGTCGTGCACATTTGCCATTACTTGCGAAATTCCTCTCGCGATTTCAAGTGTTGTTGCCATTATTGGGCCTCCATCCGTTTAGCCATCTTTCCTCCCTGTCTTCAACATATTGAACATAACATTTGAAACAACATTCATATTTACTCATATAAACATCATCTCGAACATCAAAAGAATATATTTCACATACAGGGCACTCTCGTTCTGATTCTCTATTAAGTAGTTTCTTTGAAATGAAAAAACCGTCATTATCGACCTTATCTGGCTTTTCAGTTTTTTGGTAATGCTGTGCGGTCACTTTCCTCAACTGTTCAAGATAATTTCTTTCTTTTTCGTCATCCCAAAGAGAGCGAGGGTTAACAATTGCTTCCTCGCCATATTTTTCTTTGATGACTTTCTCGATGCCAGCAATTCTGTCTCTATTATCCGCCATTATGTAATTTCAAATTCCAAAGTAAGATTAAAGCCGATATTAACAGTTCTGTCGGCGAGGGTTTCAACAAACAAGACTAGCGTGATGCCATAACCCGCAGAAACTGCTTCATCTAATGTGTAGTATACTGACGTAGCCATGGTGCCAGCACCAGAATGATCAATGTCAAGAGCGGCAGAGTCATCCATCAAAACCACGTCCTCATCGCCACTCATACCTGAAACAGCAGCGGATGTTTTGGCAATCCATAAAACCCCCTCAACAAGAGGAGAAGCCGCTCCACTTGCTGTCGTCTCAATAGTGCCTGAAACACTTTTAAATGTCCAAGTTTTACCTGCCGGAACCATTGCGATTAATGTTTCTTTAGGTTCTCCAACACCAGAATCCAGAGTAAGTGTCGACGACGGGGAGCCTGCATTATCATTGTCACGACCAATCTCTATCCCACTGGTAAGGTTCCAGCCGCTGCCAGGAGCGGAAGAGCCGCCATGGACCAACCAGTGACCAGTAGATCTGGCACTTATAAGTCCGCTTGATACGGAACCGGAAATAGAAATAAACGAAGGTGCGTTAGTTCCGGACGCACCGGGAATATTTTTAATTATATCCAAAGAAACCGTTTCATCGGTTGAGGTGCTGTTGACTCGGGCATCAACAGGAATATCAACTTTTATTTGTTGTAGTGTGTTGCTGGAACCGCCACGTTGATCTGTTGCAAAATCGGTCAGCAACAATTTAGCATTATCTCCAGTGTCTGTAGGAGTCAACTTGGCTATGATCGAACCACCAGTGGAGTTGTCCCTTAATTCTATGTATGAACTGTTCCAAGTTGAATGTACGTCTCTCTCGTTGCCATCAATGTCATAACTATGTCCAGTAACTTTATCAGTTGTTTCAACATCTAATGCAAACCGATTATTAGTGCCCCCTTCTGCCCCAGCAGTGTTGCCGTTGTAGAGGATGGATGTCGACGGATATAATAAGCCTTTGGCTTCAACGTAATCGGCAGAACTATTTGTTACTGCCCCGGCAGAGGTTACATGTGTTGCTGTAATCTGATGCCCTCCTGTTAACCAAATTCGATGGGCGGCTGCTCCATCCGACCCATCAGAGCCATCAGAACCGTTTGAACCATTAGAGCCGTTAGCGCCGGGAATGTTCTTGACAATGGTTATAGTGACTGGATACCCAGTAACTGAGGCACCATTAACCCTTACATCTACAGGAACGTCGACCACAATCTTTTGAAGGGTGTTGCTGGAAGCTCCTCGTTGATCCGTCGCGAAATCAGTTAATAATAGTTTTGCATCATTTCCCGTGTCGCTTACTGTAAGTTTGGCGATAATCGCCCCACTGACACTATTATCTCGCAATTCTATTTTACCACTGTTCCAAGTTGAATGTACATCTCGTTCGTTACCACTAGTGTCATAACTGTGCCCAGTAACTTTGTCGTTAGTCTCAACATCTAAAGCAAAGCGATCATTGGTTGTGCCCTCGGCACCTGCCGTGTTTCCATTATTTACAATGGTAGTATTTGCACGCAGACCCTTAATTAAAACAAAGTCTGATGCGTTATCAGTCACTGCGCCAGACGAGTTTACAACTGCTGCCATAATAACGCCGCCACTAGTGGCAAAAAGTGTAAAGGCATCAGCGCCATCAGCGCCAGTGTCGCCGACACCGCCGGAGCCGCTTACAAACCCTTTTAATTGGGCGCGACTCATGTTGCCGACAGTGGTACTTCTCCTTTTTTGAGTAATAATAGGCATTAGTTTTCTAGCGTTTCTGCCACTCCGTATACTACACCAATGGTAAGTCCCACACCTAACACAATACCGCCGACAAACCACCACGCATTATAATCGTTCGGACTCTCCATTGCTATGTCTGACAACCTTTTAATCTCGTTATCTTTAATAGCTAGTAAAGAACTATGCTTTTCTTGCAGTGATGTTAACGATGTCTGACTGTTTTCTAGCTTTAACTTCCAAAGAGCTTCGCTACTCTGGAGTGAAAATTTGTGTTCCAATACTAGCTGTTGAATTTTGAACTCTGTTTCAGCGAGCAGTTTTGCCATCCCGGTTTGATCAATTAAAAAGCCAGTAAAGGGGGCTTTATCTTGCTTTTTCAAGAGGGTAAAAGTACCCAAACTCAATTCAGTCGACGATTCTGGGGGTTGTTCAGGTTCGGCATATACGCTCGCTGGAAAAGCCAACAAAAAGCACAATATTAAAGATACAAGTTTATTCGTTTTCTTCATTTGGTTTATACCTTATCCCGAATCGCTCTTCAATAATACGCGCCAACTCTTCGGGGTCTTCTTCATATTTTTCCACATATTCTTTTATTTTTTCTTTTTTTGCTTCGTCTAACTCTTCTCTCTTCAGTGCATATTCTTCTTCTAGGGCACTAACGATCGCCTCATAATTTTGGAGTGCCCTATCCCTTCCAGCAATCTCCTTGGCATGTGTCTCATTAATACTTTTTATTTGCGATTCATAACTTTCTCTAGAAGCTTCCAATACCTTTCTGGTTGCGGCATCATTTCGACGAAACATAAACCACAGTATAACAGTATAAATTAAAACAAGCGGCACGTACCAGTGAGTTTTAATCCAGACCCAAGACTTCTTTAGAAATACTTTTGTAGCACTCCACGACATATTTGTCATAACCCATCCCAATATTATCTTCCGTGTTTCCAGCGGGAAGCTATATCAGCAAGACCCTCAGAGCCGATATACACCAGCGAAATTGCGACCCAATCGCTTGAGGATAAATCGGAATAAGCCAGGAGCCCCGTGGCAGTCATCCAGACCATTAGTTTTCTCGAAATCAACTTATCAAGTAATTTATCAGCTAATTCTCTCATAATTTTCTCCTATAAAAAAACATTCAATTAACACTTATAAATAGTTGTTCACTGGTTAATAAAAGCAAATCCATCTTTTTTATCGATAACTATTTGAGTGTCGACACAATCTTTAAGACTGTCCAAATGACTAATAAGTAACACAGTCTTATAATAATCTTTGACCATATCTAAAATACGAACAAACCCTTCCATATTGTCTTCATCCAATGCCGTACCCGGCTCATCAAGAATAAAGACATTCCCCTTTGGCAAAGACGATACACTGAGTAAGGCTAGGCGGATAGCCATAGCCGAAATAGTTTTCTCGGCGCCGGATCCCAACTCCAGCGGTCTTGGCTCAAATCTTGGGTGCTTTATATATATGTCCAGCTTTCTTCCATCATTTTCCAAGAAAACGTCAAAGTTAACTATATTGGTTAGAACTTTAGCGATCTCATTATTAATAACAGGCAGCCTTTTTTTAATAATGTCATAAGCGATTCCATTGCTATTCATACACTTCAAATATAGATCATATGCCTCATAGGACTGCCTATGTTGCTGAAGCTCTTCTTTCAACTGTTCAAGGTTAATTATATTTTGTTCGTATGAACCATGAATCTTATAAAGTTCAAGCACTTCATTTTCACATTCTTCTAGCGAACATTCCAATTCTCGAATACTTATAAGTGCATCTTCCTTTTGATTCAAAAGAACATTATAGTTTTCAATTGCTGTCTTGTTTTCATAATAATAATCTATTTTTTCTTGACAATTCTCTAAACTACTGGTATCCTGTAAGATTTGGTTGTTACTTCTTTCTATGCCAAGTCGAAGCTTGACATTATCATTCTCTACTTTGGTTTTCTTGTCAAGCAACTCCTTATGTTTTTTTATATAAGTTCGAACTGAATCCATGTCAAGTTCGACGACCTCTTGTTCTATCTTCTTGGTATTACCCTCTAGTTCAGCAATGTTATCTGCGACAGAATCAATCAGTTTTGATGCACTATAGGCATCTTTTATAAACTTGCAAGTAGTAACAAACTGATTCCCACAAGGAACCCCTTCAAGGGTTTTAGCACGATTACAATACAGTTCGTGGGTTCTAGACTCTTCTGTCAAGGACTTGTTTATTTGATCCAGTTCCTGCTTCTTGGATTTTTCAATTTGCTGTTTTTCTTCTAATTTTTCTATATCGAAATCCCTAAGAAAACTCTTTGCCTTTTCAATAAAAATATTATTTTTTTCAATATTTTTTTGATTTGTTGTATTTTTTTGTTCGTATTTTTTTAAAGAGTTAATCAACTCCTCTCGGAGCCTTTCCACATTCTTGATATTTATTGGCTCCCCTGGTACCGCGTCAATCGACTCTTGAAGGTTGGTTACAAGCTTCTGTGCTTTGGTTATCTTCCTCTTAATATTCTTGCAAGCGTTCTTGTGACCCAGGCTCTTGGCTTCGTTTTCAAATAATAGTTGGCGAGCCTCGACTAGTTCCTCATCAAAGTTTCTTTCCTCCAGGCGCTTCAGTGCCCCTCTCAAATCAGCAGCGTCATTGTGTGCCAATTTATATTTTTTATCAAATATTTCCAAGTCGAGAAACTTTGCAAGAATCTCCTTACGTCTTGTCGAACCTTCACTAATAAATGCCAAAGAACCCAACTGAGAAGACATTGCGGTTAAAAGAAAATCATCTAAACCACCAAAGACCCTGCGAATAGCCTTGTCGGTATCTGCCCTTGTCAATCCATTTAAACTAACCTCTTCTTGTAGAACATGATCCTTACTTATAAAATTGGTATTTGTCTTTGCTTCTGTTGTTTCTTCCCCTTTAAGTCTTTTGGTATATTTTTCGGAGTCTCTCTCAACAACATATTCTTTATTGCCAATTTCAATCGTAACCTTACCACTACCAAACTCTTTTGTTTGGTTGATAATGTTTAAATTCTTTCTAACGTTCTTCGAAGTTGAATTAAATAAGGTATATAAAAAACTATCAATGATACTTGATTTCCCAGAGAAGTTCTTACCAAATATCCCAACAATGCCACTTAAATTTGTAAAATCAATTCGGTTGCCCTCTCCATAGTTAAAAAGATTGTCCCATTCCAAAGAGGTTAGTTTCCAATTCACATTGCGAGCTACTTCTTCATTTTCTTCTGCCTTAGAATTATATTTCTCGTTCATTGCAAACACCCGTTGCAGCGTTTCATCCTCTACTTGATAGTCCTTCAGGTATTCAGCGATAAGTTCTTCTTGCACTGCAATATCTCGCAAGTCCTCCTGCTGTAGTCCGTCTGTAAGGTCCTCAACGGAACCTCGCTCGCCAGCGGCACGATTTAAAAAAGTAATTGATTCCGGTTTAAATCTCGTTTTAACTACATCGACTGCTCGGCGCATCCTATCAAGAGGAAGGTTGTTGTTGGACACCAATCTAATGCGCGCACCTTCTGGTACCTCTGTCCCTTTGGGTACGCGACCTTTTGGGGTCATTTCAATCGTAACAAACGGCTTGGGGTTCTCCAAAACAATGTGTTTGCAAATATAATCATCGCGATTTTTAATATCCCAAATTAAAAACCCCTTGTCGTTGGTTTCTCCGTGGTTTTGTTGGACCGTGGAGCCCGGATACCGAATGCGACCTTCCTTGTCCAATGACTGGTCTGTCTTATGGATGTCTCCCAAGAAAGCATAGTCGTGATTGTCGAAGATACTGATGTCATTCTCGCCATAATCCATTGTCCAGCCCGTATCCGTCTGGCAACCGCTTACTGAGCCATGGTATAGAGCAATATTGACCCGATCTCCACCGGGAGTGGGCTTTACCCAGTTGTCTGTGTCAAAAACAGACAAAACATTGAGAGTAAACCCGTCTTTTAGCTCAGTTTCGCCCGAATTCTTCAACAAATGGAGGTTTTTATGGTCCAAAGCCTCTGCAATCGGTGAAAGTGCGTCCTGACGGCTGGAATTCTTCAGATTTCCGTCGTGATTACCCAAAATTACATAGGTTGGGGCGATATCAGCCAGGTTCCCAAGGAATTTGGCACACATCTCGACAAATTCCGGAGAAATCTGCGTCTTAGTGTGTGCAATGTCGCCACAATGAATAATATAGTCTACCTTTTCGGCGCGGAGGTGTTCGTAGAGTTTCTCAAACACTGCCCTATACTCGTAATGATATTTCAAATTTCTGATATGTGTATCAGCTATGTGTGCAAACTTCATATTTTAACCGTGTGTCCTAACAAATAAGAAAAATAATCCACAAATGAGGTAGAAAGAGATACTGCGGAGGACTTCCGACGCTGAAACTCTTCCCTTGACATCTCTCCGACGTCTGAATATGGTTTAATCTCTACTTTAGCAAGTTCGACGCCATATGTCAACATTTTTTTGATTATTTTTGCTGATTTTTTTTCAATATCTGGATCTAAAGCCAGATAAACTTTTGGTTTTTTATCAATAATCTTTTGAAACAATACTGAACCTTCTTTAATCTGGGATCCCAACAAGGGGATCGAATTTGTTCCTGCTACCAAGGCGTCAAAGACTCCCTCAACTAAAACAATATCAGAATCCCAATTTATCATCAAGTCATTAAATATAATATCTCTAGACGCAGGAGGATTCATGTACTTCTTCCAATTACCATTATAACTCCTTGCGACAAAATAGTTAAGGTCCCCTTCCAAAGA